GCTGTCTGCGTGAGCAATATTCCCGCTAGCATTGCCAAAACTATCGGCATGAGAAGAATTTCCCCCTGCCTGACCGTAGCTGTCTGCGTGAGAATTATTTCCAGATGCTTGACCGGAGCTGTCGGCATGCGAACTATTACCAAAAGCGGAACCGTTAGAATCAGCAAAAGATTGATCGCATGCATCAACAAGACCTTTGCTGAATGCCGATGAATTAGAACAATCGAGGACAGCTCCGCCGCTACCGGAAATTGAATCCGTCGCACCGGATAATGTGTCGGCCGACAAATCAATATTGCCGTCACTGTCTCGGCCGACGTATCCGCCGTCGGTGTCTTTATTTGCAGTGCTCTCGTGCCCACTGTGTGGCGCAGCCGCGTCAACGTGCTCGTCGAATTCTGTCGCGGTCGGTCGTATTGGTCTGGCAATGCTCATATCTATATATCCTGTGTCACTACGTGCGTGACACGAATCACACTCACGAATAATCGCTCGTTCGAAAGCGCGTCAGTATCGTATATCGGAGACGTCTCTATATTATTTCCCCAGCGCGCCGAAGAGTAGACCGACAATTTTCGCCGGTCCATAAATTTCATGATCTCATCGACGACGGTCAGCAGGTTACCGACCTCGGTGTCCATAGTATCATCGTTCGCGTTACTGGCCACACGGCGGCGAACGCCAATCGCGGTCACGATGTCGCGGTCCCGACTGCCTCTGGCGCGAGACGAGAGCGAATCACCGACCGGGACGACATCGACATACAGCGTAGTGCCCATATCATCAATATCGAGCGTCGGCCATACGCGGCGTCTCGCCGTGAAGCTCAGAGAAAACGTCCCGACCGGGGCGTCATTGAGCTCCGTCACAATCGCGTCCGCAATGTCAGTGTGTAGACTCATAGCAGCGTCACCAGCAAATTCGCAGCGCTAACGATAGATGCGCCGATAATAATCCACATGAGCCTGCTCCGAGACGATTCGGCCGACTCTAGACGGGAGACGCGATTGTTCAATCCGGGCTTTCCGTTCCCGCGAATCGACTCGTCGATACGGTCCAACTTTTCGTTCAGCCGATCGAACGCATCGCGACAAACGTCATTCCATTGATTTTGTCCATCAGTCATCACCAACATCCTTTGTGTGAATTCTGTAAACAGTTTTGTACGGATCACTCCATCGCCACGAAGCCCCCCCCGCAGGTAAGACCTCAAACCGGCGACTTTCATATACAATAACATCGCCCTCTTCCGGTTCAATGTTCAAATCCGAGGCTGCAATCAAAAAATCATGGATCTTCACAGGCATGAGCATTCCCTGTCGGTCCTGGATTTCCGCGCGAGTTGACGCGAACGTTGCAGCGACCTGGAGCTCGTCCGTTCCGCGACGATACACGACATTCGTCGCCAAGTTGCTCCGACGAGTCGATTGCAACCACTCGTTTCCCGATTTCAGAAAATCCGTCATGCCATCACCTCATCCGCCGAATGCGAGCAAACACCGGCGCTGTCCAACATATCCAGCAGTGGCCACCCGGCAGCGAGTTCGTCGCGACTGAATTGGTGGTCCGCCAGGTGGGCCAAGTACGCGCAAACTCGATCGTACTCCGGCATCCATCCCCCCGCAATCATTGTCCGCAAATCATCCTGCAGCGACGAGAGCCTCGTCCCCTTGATCGCACCTGCTATGATTCCGAGGTGCGGACCGAACGCCATACATGGTACGCCGGCAGCCAGGGCTTCATTCAGAGCAGACGAATTGATTGCGATGCAAAACTTTGCGCCCCGCAATGCATCCATCAAACCGACGCCATGCTTCGTCCTAGCGTATTCCGTCCGTTCCCCACTACCGACGAGTCGCGGAAAATGAACCTCGCTCGGATGCGGGTTGACGGCGACCATCTGTGGGTGAGGCCTGAAATAAATCTCGTGGTCGCTGTACCCAATGGCGGCGAGGGCTTTGTGGATCTCATATTGCAGCGGGATATGCCCGCAAATTTCAGATTCGAGCATCTGCGTATCGCCGTCCAACTGGCCGAGGACGAGAATATATCCATCCGATTTATATCGCTGCGGTGCTGGCCCCGCAGGGTAAAACTTGGATATCCGATTCATGCCACGCTCTGTCGCGGGCCCTGCTACGCTGGCAGCCCAGCTCGCCGTATGCGTCCATCCGCATGTATCGACCTGCGAGTATTCGCCACGGTCAAACCATCCATGCTCGTTGTAAATGACTGTCGCGCCGATAGAGTGCGCCGCCTCGACAAGGCCGGTATCGCGCTTCCCATTCCATACGGCAACGATTTCTGGCGGCGGATAATATCCCTGCAGCGAATCAGCCGCCCCGACACGAATTACTCTATACCCGAGCCGAGATAGCCCCGCGCCGACGGATTCAAGCCAATGCCCATCCCGCGTCTCTAAGACCGCCGCCAGGGGGCGACCATCAGGCACCTCATCGTATATCGGCCCGAGATCGACTGCGCCTGCCCACAGGTGAGCAGCAAATGGAATTTGCCCCGAAGTCCTCTCCGACCGGAGGCATTCGACATTCCCATGCAGAATATGCGGACCAGCCGCGCGAACCTCATCGATACTCACCGGGAAAAACCATCCAGGTTCGGCGACCGTGAACGACCTCGGAGACACCGCGAGTACGCTATCCACGGCGGGGGGGCCAAACGAACATCGTGCCACAGGCTCCACGGCAGCGACATATTCGACAATATGATTCATCCCGGGCAACCCCGGCGAACATCCAATCACGCCATTCGATACATTGTATCGGCGATTCCTCTGCCCTCGCTGCTTAGCGATGAATACGGTCCGACCGTCCAGTCCATACGCAGATACGATATCATCGACTGGGCGAAGCGGGACGAAATCTGCGTCGAAATACCATCCGCCGTCTCGTAGCAGGACGCTATACCGGAGCAAGTCTGCCTGCTGAACAGGCGTCAACTCTGCATCGAGATGATGACGGAGCCTGACATCTACATCGGACAAATCGGAATGAATGAAAATATCATATCCCGGATTCAGGTCGGCGAATGCCTGGATATTCTGAGACGCCCAACCAGGCATATTCCCGCCCAGCCAGATAAAATGAATCTCGCGAGGAATCATTCCACTAGCTCCTTGACAAACCATGCATGTTCTGTCTCGCCATTTTCGCCGGCAATGGCAACGCCAGTCGATTCAGACCAATCCCTGATCGCTTTCGCGGCGAGTATCTCTCTGTCCGGCAACCAATCGTGGCAGACCATAATACCACCGGCATTCAGTCGCGACCACACAAAATTCATAGCCCGCAGCATCGGCTGATATTGATCCAGGTCGATATGAGCAAACGCAAATGACAGGGTCTTCATTTCAGCAAAAATATCGGGCACCCAACCCTCGTGGACGACGACATTCGAGAACGAATCAGTCAGCATCCGAAAATGATCCGATCCGCCAGTAGATAGCGCCCCCTTCCGAAACATTTTCGGGCCATCATTCTCGGTCGGAGCCGCCATCCCGAGGAATGAATCGACAGCATGTATCGTCCGCCCGGCCTGGCGACAAAGTTCGGCCAACGGAACGAATGTCGTTCCCCACCAGACCCCGATCTCCACGAAATCGCCACTCGATCGCTGTAGAGCCTGAATCGCGAGATCCTGAATGTGGATAAAATTCGCCCTCATCTGCTCGCCTTATGCCATTGATGAATCAACCCAGCCCAATTGTCGCGCACTGCCAATCCGCGCCGCAAAAACCAATTCGCAAAATCAGTGTCCTCACCACCCCAGCCCGGCCGATCTGGCCACCGATTTTGCTCCCAATGCTCCCGCCGAACAACGCAACACCCATGCCCCACACCGCAAATAGGCGGCCCCTCGCTCACATGGCGACCCCGACCTCGCTGCTTGTGATAGTACGGAAAATATGCGCGACCCGCGTCGGTTTCCTGTAAACCCCGCATGACAAACAGGGGCGAGAATAACATATCCGCATCAACGAATATTAGAATATCACCACTCGACGACTCAGCCGCCGTATTTCTGCCACAGCCACGAGTCCATTCGTTGGGGTCAACATCGACAGCCCGCACCGGCCCAGGCAATGACTCAATATCTCCGTTTCCACCACCGTCCGCGACGACGATTTCAAATGGGCCGTCCAATATTTCACAGGTCAGGTTCGCGGACAAAATCACGCCTGACACACTCGGACGGTCCATGGCGGTAGTGCAAAACGATATCATCGGCGGGCCTCTATGCAATGGCCCGCTCTGCGCACCATATCGATACGGTTCGCAAAGCGGGCCGATTGTCGTTTATTGATCCAGCCTGATCTCGACGGTGGTATCGTCGTCGGATGCGGCGGCGATACATTTGCCGATCAGCTTGTATGTGCTCGCGGTCGTCTGTGCCTTGCTCGTGCTCGTATTCCAGTAGCATTTCTCGCCCGCAGAAATTGCCGAGCCGGAGCCGGTAGCTTTGGGGAACGAAAATACGCCGGACACACTCAGAGCACCAAGCGCGTTGGCTGCGATGTCGCGCGTTGCAACGCCGACGAGATCATTTTGGACGACGACATCACCGGCCGAAACTGCTGAGGTCGGAGTATAATCGATGTTGTCACCATTCTGAAGAAAAGTTGCGGTAGCCATTTGGGGAATCTCCTTTTTTATCTTCTTGTAATCGGGGAGGGGGGCGAGCCGCTATTCGGCCCGCCCCGCGGTCTGTAGTGTCATTACGACGAGGCGACACCGGTCATCTTGACCGCGCCACGGTAATCCTGCTTGTTCACGCCGAAATCAAAATAGCCACGCATCTGGATTCCCAGCGTATTGAAATCCGCATCGCTCTGCTCGATCGTCGGAACCTGCTGCCCGTTGAGGAATGCAACATCGATGACGGGGATGTCGCGAGGATCGGCCATCAGCCACCACGCCGAGGTGCTGGACCCGGTATAATTGCTGTTGCCGATATATCGACTGACGACGGGCGTGAACATGCCCTGGTACACGTTGTTGGTCGGCTTCCGCTTCGCGGTCGTACCAGCCATGTCAACAGTCGTGCTCTCGTACAGCTCGCGAGCATACGCGCCGAGAGACGTTCCGGTCAGGAGGATTCGAGGCTCGGCACCAAGCGGCTCGCCGTCGGCGTCCGTCTGGTCCAGGAACGTTTGCCATGCCTTGACGATCGCGGCAATCACATCCGCAGCGGTCAGCGCGTAGTCGGTCCCCTCGACAAGGTTTCCTCGCGCTGTCGTGTAAAATGTGTCCGCGTCAGCGAGGAACTCCGTCCAGAAGACATGATTCAGGGCGAGTCCGGCCTGTCGCCCGATCTGCCGGGGCAAGGCGGACAGCGCATCGAGGTCATCGTTGATGATATCCTTGCGCGTGATTGAGAACATACGACCATAGGTGTCAGCCTGATTGGTGTAACTCTCCTCGGCGGATTCGGTGTGCTGAAGCTCGCCGTCCGGGCCGACCTTCTGGAATCGCCCGTCCAGGTACATGCGATAGCTGGTCCGCTGCTTGAAATCGGTCACCGTGCTGGTGGACGCGACCTGACGCCAGGCCTGCTCGACGTAGTTGTACCCATCGAGCAGCGCCTTGTTCGCTGTGTTGCCGAGGATGCCAGAAATATCCGACGTGGAGAATGCTGCTTGCAATACTCCGCGCAGGTCCTGCTTGACGCTACGGCCATCGTACCCGTTCGCCAACGCGGCCTCCAGCAGAAGCTCCTGGAGCCCGAGTCGACCTCGATACCGTTTGTGTGCGGCGTCGAGTGTCTTCTCGTCGAAATCTTTTTCGAGATCACCGACTCCGGCGGATTGACAAATCGCAGCTTCAAGGACGTCACCGCTGATCGAATTGTCCTCGACGTAGCCGGCAGGCGCCTTCGGTCGCTCAGCGCGAAGAATTTCGAGCTCAGCCTTTTCGACAGTCCAACCCTCGGCAACGGCCTTCGCCGCGAGGGTTTTGTTTTCGCCGCACTTGGCCTCGATGTCGGCGACCCGCTTCATCTCGGCAGCCATGCGTTCTCGCTGCGCCTGCACGGCATCGCCCTCGTCAGCGTCGGCATTGACGGGCTTTTCGTCTTCGCCATTGTCGCCCTGGGTTTCCTCGTGATACTCAGCCGCCAGCGAATCAAGTTCCTCGTCGCTGATCGAATCCTTGTCGTGTCCGTTCTCGGCCAACCATTTTGAAAAAGTCATTCCGTTTTCTCCTTCATTGTTACGCGCGGCGGACGCCGCAATTTCTGCTTTTGCTTCCTCGTCAGCGCCGATGCCGACGAACGAAATCTCGCGTAGGGTTCCTTCCCTCGCGATCAAAGCGGGCCCGTCAACGAGACGCCCGTTCACATTTGCAGACTTGCCCTTGGCAATTTTTTCCATCTTGAGGCCATGGACCCCAACACTGACGGGCCACTGAAACCCGCCGGCTGCGTGCTCCAGGACCTCGCCAGCGGCTCCGCTCCGTCCTGTGATCGTACCTGTTACCGCGACCCCGTCGCCATTGATGGTGACAGAATCCGCTCGGCCAACAATTTTGCTGCGGTCATGGTCGCGGAGGATCACGACCTGCGTGGCGGACCGGAGTCCGGCCAGGTCGATCGTGACGGGGAACTTAAACCCGACAGACATGGGACCGCCGTTGTACGCCTGCATCGAGAATGTCGGCTGTTTTTGTTCGTCGCCATCGGGGGCGGCAGCCTCGATCACACACTTCCCGTCAGAGAGAAATTCAAGTTTCTTCATTTTCATCGACCTCAATTTCCTGTTTTGTCACATCAGCCACCGTCAATCCGAGCTCGCGGAGCTTTGCCCGCTCTCGGCCGATCTGCTCGACCTTGCTCTCCCAATCCTGGCCCTGCTTCGCGTACTCGTCTGCGAGCGTCGTGGTCATACTACTGAGTCGAGTCGCTTGGGCGTTGGCCTCCTTCGCCGGATCAACATGATCACGGCCATCCCAAAACCACGTCGCAGAGACATTTCCGACTCCGGCGAGTTGCGGATAAATCCTACGCGCTTCGTTCAGCCACGCATCGAACAGACGACGTAGAATAGACCGCTCGAGTCTCGCCTGCTCAACGCGGATGCTGCGATAATATGTCTGATGGTCGAGCCGGCCGGACGCATAATTGTACCCGGACGAGTCACCGGCAGCGATGTTGTACGGGACATTTAAGCATCTCGCAATTTCAGTAATGATCTGTCGCTTGAACATCTCGTATGTCGATGCTGGCTGCTCGGGCTTAAGCTGGACGGGCTTCCAACCCTCGGGCAGCGTCGTCATCATCCCGTAATCAAACTCGAATGAGTAGAACGGCCCCTCCTCAATACTCGAAGGTCCCTCTGGATCGCCCGTTTCCGAGTAAGCGGACGCATCGGTCGCCAGGAATAGCGTCCATTCCGCGACAACTTCCGCCGCGCGAATCGTCGCCAACGTATATCGTCGGAGCTGGGCAAACAACGGCAATGCGGGAGTGACATCCGGGACGCCGCGATGTTGCTCCGGCCGGAGTGGGCGGAACCAATGCAGCATCGAGTCGGCCGGGATCATCTCC